TAAAAAATACATGATAGGATGTAAAATCCTCCATACATACATGGAGGATTTATGCTTTGGTCCGATCAAAAAGATGTGTTCGAGAAGATGATCGAAAACGAAAGAAATTTGTTAATCAGCAAGGGTGCTGAGTACGCTGGAGATCAAGATTGTCTCGCTAACTTCAAGGATGCCGACATCGTAGGAATGAATCCTAAGCAGAAGTTATGGGTATACTTATCTAAGCATATGTCCTCTATCGCTTCTTACATAAGGCATGGAAAAGAATTCTCCAATGAGCCCATAGAGGGTAGGATAGCCGATGCGAGGAACTACCTCGCGTTACTATATATGTTGATACACGAAGAGAAGACAACTTCGCCAGATAAGGCTTGTCAATGCAAAAACAGCAAAAAGTGAATAATAAGAAAAAGGACGCTATAGTAAGATCTTTCGCCTCATTGGCCAAGAAGTTTAAGCGTGAGATCAAGATGGAAGATCTTAAGACTCTGGGCATCACCAGAGACATGATCGCCCACCACTTTGGGTCCTTGACTGCTCTCGAGAAAGTCGCAAGGGACAAGTATCCTAATAGCTTCTTCGACATCACAGTTGAGCAACTATACTCACCAAAATCATTGTCTAAGCTAAGAGAAGACGTCGCTTCCTCTAAGCGGTTCGTCATCACCACCGCGGTCAATGGGTGCGAGATACACGAGAAGTTCTACGCTTCTATCAAGAACTTCTGCAAGATCAACGATGCTCAACTATTGATCCTTGTTGCTTCAGATCCCGCTCACAGTAGAGCAACTCAATGGGGCACGATATCGGCTCAACTGAAGGATGAGAACATAGTTCTGGAAGATACGAGCCTAAATTCTAACGTCTTCATATCAACGATCAAGTTGTCGGCGAAGCACATAGATCCGACCACAGGTCTTGGTCGTATAGGCCAGAGGAACGGCACGTTCATATATGCTTCACCAAAGCAAAGACTTAAGGCCGTACCGGTGTCGAACAGTTCACTTCCATGCTTCATGATGACCACGGGGGCAATAACAGTCAACAACTACGACACCGATGTCTACATGTCTCAGCGTACCGCGTACATCGCGAAGAATGATCATGTCTTGGGCGCTATCGTAGTAGAAATAGTAGATAGTGATTACTATCATTTTAGACAAATACAAGCTGACTCTAAGGGAACTTTTTTCGATCTGGGTGTGAGGTATTCACCCTCGTCCACATCCAAGGTCAGACCAGAAGCTTTCGTTCTGGGAGATTGGCACGCTGGATCGACTGATCCTCAGGCCAGGGCCGCCTGGACGCAGGTAGCCGAGTTGATCCGGCCTAAGAGGATCATCCTTCACGATGCGTTCGACGGCATCTCTATAAATCACCACGAGGGTAACTATAAGCTTCTTAAGGCTCAACGCTCTGAGAAAGGGCAACTCTCGTTGTTATCAGAGCTAAACATCTTAGCAAAAGATATCAAAGATTTAGCTGGTCTAACAGACGAGGTAGTCGTGGTGAAGTCGAACCATGATCAGTTCTTGGAGCGCTATCTTCAGGAAGGCAAATACGTAAACGATCCTCAGAATCATCGTTTGTCGTTGACACTTGCTCTGCAGTTCTTAGATAGGAATGATCCGTTGAAGTTTGCTATAAATAATATCTGTCTCAAGAACGATATAGTAACCACTAAGGTTAAATGGTTAGCTATAGATGATGATTATCGCGTGGAAGGAATTCAGTGCGGCGCCCACGGTCATCTCGGTGCCAACGGTGCCAAGGGTTCTATAGAGGCGATGGAGAGCGCGTACGGAAACTCGGTTTCCGGTCACTCTCATACGCCTCAAATTCTTCGTGGGGCGTGGTGCGTAGGTACGTCTTCTCTTCTTAAGTTGGAGTATAATCGTGGCGCTTCTTCTTGGCTTCATTCTTCCTGTCTAATATATCCAGGCGGATCCAGACAGCTCATTAATTGCATTGACGGCAGATGGAAACTCTAATTATCGAATATTAAATATAGATGTATAATCTGACAATCCAAAGATGAGGGTCAGATGAAAGCATATCTATACGTAGACGTTGAAACCAGTGGGTTAAGTCCGTCGATTAACGACATTGTGCAACTAGCATGTGTTCCTGTTATTGATGGTAGGTCTCACGAGTCATTTAATGAATTTTGTCAACCGGCAAACTGGAACACTATTGATGCCAAATCTATAGAGGTTCACGGCATAACAATCGAGATGATGAGGGGATTTCAATCCCCACATGCGATGTTAGATAAGTTTGTCGCGTATCTTGCAAAATTTAACACTAAATTTGTTATTGCTGGATACAATTCAAACTTCGATAAAGCCTTTTTAGGTGCAATTTTTGCTAAAAATGCTAGATCTAACGAGTATTCTAAGTTTTTTCTAAACGAAATTCGTGATGTCCACGCCAGAGCAAAAGCCGTCAAAGATAAGCTAACATCTACAAAATTAAAGCTTGTTAATTTGGCTGAAGAGTTTGGAATAGAGATTAAAGCGCATGATGCTTTAAGTGATATTCAGGCAACGATAGAGGTTGATAAAAACTTATCAGCCATCATCGGTGAGGATTTCGAAGAGATATCTGTCAAAGACGACAAGCAAGTTCTTGGACTTTCTGAGTTGCCTCAACTTCATCTTCATTCAGAGTACAGCAACACAGATTCTGTCTCCTCAATAGAGGAGTGGGTGTATTGGGCTGCAACAAAAGGCGTAAAAGTTTTATCTTTTCCAGACCACAACTGGGCGGCTTCTCTCTATAAGGCAATAAACGTCAAATCGGTAATAGAAAAAGTAAACAAAACCCACAAAATATCGCTATCTGAATCTGACATCAGTATTGTTCCAGCCATCAGCATCAACATTGTTGATCCCGATAATGGACTCAATAAACCGTTCAAGATGAACGCCTGGGCAATATCCAATGTTGGTTATAGAAACCTGTTAAAGTTGGCATCGATGGGTTGGGATTGCGGCATAGAAGACTCTGGTATCCCAATTGCCATACTTAACATAAAAGAGGTTCTTGCCCTCCAGGAAGGAGTCGTGTTTGGCACAGGATGCGAAAATGGGCTGGTTGGTGCTATTGTCTTGTGCGAAGACGACGAGAAAGTGAAAGATTCAAAGCTCAATCAAGTTATCGGACAATTTCATCGAGTCGTATTGGAGCTATTGCCTTTCGACGTCATTAAATACTTCGACAAAGGCCTAGGCTTTAGAAACTTTTCAAAGACACCGTCCATCCCAGACGGAAATTTAACAAAAGCAATCAACACGCTTATTAAAAGCGTAGGTGAAAAATACGGCTATAGATTTATAATATCTACCGCAGCTCACTTCATAAACGAGGAAGACAAGGTCTTCCAAGACGTGGTATCGAAGTCTTCCTTTAAAGACAAGCGCTTTTTTTACGACACGCGATATCAAAGATCTCTAGATGAGTGTGCTGCTATATTAAGGCGCCATCTCGGGGATTGGCTATCTTTAGAGCAGATCGCTTTAGCTAGGACAACAGCAGAATCTATTGCCTTAGCTGCGCAGCAAATAAACATAAAACACGAATACCATCTACCGCGCATTTCTATACCACAACATATTTCGCAAAACACGTCAGAATACGATAAGCAACTATATCTGCTTTTAATGGCGAAGATAAAAGAGCACGGCCGATGGTCAAATGATCCTGAGTATGTTAAACGATTTAAAAAAGAATTAAATGTAATTTGGAAGAACTCAAAATTAAATTTCATACCGTACTTCCTAATGTACGAGGATATTTGTTCGTACGCCAGATCGCAAGGTATTTTGCAGAACTTAGCGCGCGGATCTGCTGGTGGATGCTTAATATCTTACTATCTTAAAATTATTCACATTGATCCTATTAAGGAGCATCTGCCTTTCGAAAGATTCCTATCGCACGCTCGTATTAATGCCGGCAGCTTTCCAGATATCGATCTAGATCTTGGGCAGCGCGGGCCGGTACTAAAATACTTGGCCGATAAATACAAAGCGGGTTTTGCGCAAATTGGTACGTTTCAGCGCTTCAAAACTAAGAACGCAATCAAGGACGCAATGTTCGCGGTGTTTGGTCGAAACCGCGCAGACAAAGAGATAATGGACGTATGCGACACGATCCCAGACTCTCCTCAAGGTCTGGATGAAGATAAGTTTCTCTATGGCTATACGGACTCTGAGGGCGTTGTTCACAAAGGCCACTTAGAACAAAACGAGACACTTCAGATCTTTTTTAAACAATATCCAGAGATTGAGCAGGTAACTAAGAAGTTAATTGGTTTACCGAAGGGCATGGGTCGCCATGCATCTGCATTTGTGATATCTACGTTAGATTTATCGTCAGAGCGCGTTCCAACAATGCTGTTTGACGATCCGGACATTGGAAGGGTTGCTGTAACTCAATTTGAAGCACCAATGATAGAGAAATCGGGCCTTGTTAAGGCCGACGTACTTGGTCTTACAACTGTCAAAACACTCGAGAGTGTCGTTTCCTTAATTAAGAATAATGCTGGCGTTGATTTGTTAGAAGAAGACGATAAAGGTGTGCAGCTCTTATATCGCCTACCAGAAGATAATAAGGTTTATGAAGATTTTTATAAGAGAAAAACCGACTCAGCTTTTCAGTTTAACACTGATCTTATTAAAGGGTATATTCAAAAGTTTGCGCCGATAAGGCGCCAGGATTTGGCAGATCTTACGGCACTATGTCGGCCTGGTGCACTTGATAGCCCCATGGGGATGGACGTTGTTTGCGTTGTAGAATACGAGGATGGAACCATATTGGAAGTTCCAACCTCGGAGTATGAAAAATGGCTAAAAAAGCTAAACAGTTAGACGAAAAACTAATAATAGACGAATACAACAATGGCAATTGTTCCATGCGGTCTCTTTCTAAGAAGTACCAGGTTAGTTCGACTCGCGTTGAGAAAATAATAAGAAACTCTGGATCCGAAAGATACAAAAGAAATGTCGAACGACACGTTCCTAAAAGTGGCTCTTGGAACAAAGGTAAGAGTAAATTCACAGACGCTAAAATAGCGGAATATTCCGCCTCTCTGTCTAAGGTTAGATCAAGAGACAGAAGGAGAAGCGGATACAAAACCTTCTACTCCGAAGAATTAAAAAAATCTGTAAAAATACACGATTATGTGTACTTTAAAAGTACCGGTGCGTGGCCCAATTCTCTAGCTGGAGAACAGGTTCACCACATAGACGGCGACAAAGACAACAACGAGATTTCTAATCTGTTTCTCACCGATGCAAAAGAGCACAGTAAAATACACAAACAATACGAAGAAGTGTTTTTCTTACTTTATAGACAGGACCTAATAAAGTTCTCAAAAGAACAAAGAGGTGTAGATTGGGAATCGGTCAATCAGTTGATAAAAAAATTAAAAGAGTTTACATAAAATACAAAACAGAAATAAGTGGCACCGAATTTTACCTTAAGGTGCGATCTGGCGAACTTGAAGCAAACTATCTTCATCCGGATCTAGACACAATACTGTCTGAAACCAATGGTGTGTTTGTTTACCAAGAATCTGTGATGAAATTTCTTGTTGAGATAGTAGGGTATTCGTGGGAAGAAGCCGATCAAATAAGATCGGCAATAGCAAAGAAGAAAAGAGATGTTATAGTTTCAGTTTTTGATCGCATTAGGGCTGCGTGCTCAGATAGGAGATGGGATCGCGCTTCCATTGAGATAATTTGCCAACAAATACTAGCGTTTAGCTCGTACGGCTTCAACAAGAGTCACGCTAGAGCTTATTCTGAACTAGGCTACATCACCATGTATCTGAAACACCACTACCCGTTGGAGTGGTGGACCGCGGAACTAAACAATTCAGACGAAAACAAGATACGACATTACGTCACGATCCTGGGCGATAAGATCACGCCCCCGTCACTTCATGCTCCAGCAGATAGGTTTACTATAGTTGGTAACCGCATCGCCGCTCCGATGTCCGCCATCAAGGGTTTAGGCCCCGCCAGTATAAAGGCCATAATAAATAAAGGTCCATACTTCTCCGTTGAAGATTTTATTGGCAAGATGTCTGGTGGCATAACGTCGTCTCACTTTTGGGCTCTGCTCAAGGCAGGTGTATTCGACGAGATGGCGTCCAAAAACATCTCCATGCCAGAGGCTAGGGTAGGATTCATAGATCTGCTGAAGAAGATCAAGAAAGTAAAGACTATTCCATCAGAAGTTTCAGATAATTCACCGCTCAATATGTTCTTAAACCAGAGAGATACATATAAATGCTTCAATAAGGCTTTACTGTTAGATCCACTTATACGAGCCGAGATATCCGCGATTTGGCCGTCAATGCGCGAGACAAAGAGAAACGACATACCATTCGCTTTTGGGACTGCTCCTACGATACCAGTAATAGCATCCGTCGCGGTCGCTGAGAAACTTTTGGAGTCTCAAGAGAGATCTGAGAACACGGATAGGATCAAGGTCGCTATGATCGGTTTATTTCATTCTTCATCTCACAGGAGTGGGATCTCAAAGCGAGGCAAACCCTGGTCAAAGGTAGATGTGATCCTGTCCGATGGCATCTCAAGTATAGAGTGCGTATTCTGGGATCAGAAGAAATCTCTGAGGTATCCAGTAAACTCGTTGGTTTACGTTATGGGGTATATCAAGCGTGGCTGGAGAGGATCTGCGACCCTTGATCTCCTAGAGATAGAGAGACTCAATAAGTTCGATCATCTAAACAAAAAATTATCTTAAGTATAAGATTATAAATAATATAAGGAGAAAATATGGATAGCGTATTTGTTGTGACGAGCAATCCGCCCGAGACACTCTCGGACAAGGAGATGGTCCTATCCCCACCCACCTTCCTCGATGAGGTGCGAGCTTGTGTTCGCAAGAAGGGTAGTTCCGCTACTCTTGGACCCAACTACCTGCGAGCGATTGCTGATGAGATAGGTAGGAAATACGATAAGTTCTTCAACCCATATCGCAACGTAGTTCCACAAGATTTCGTTGGTCGAATATGCGAATCTGACGAGGAAATCGCTGCAGTGGTGCACAATATGTTTCAAGCTACGTATCCGATCATATATGAGAAATACTATGAGACGATACTAAGATCGCGTCCTTTCAATACTAGAGTCATATATTTCTCAGGTGACATTAGTCACGTTACGGTATTCAATCGTCTAGGTATCCGTAAGATATCTATCGATGACGTACCGAGCTATATCGGAGTTATCTGGCCTAGATCTGTGCAAGAAGACGCGGTACACTCTACTAAGAGTGTAGATTCCGCATCGGAGCAGATCACACCTGCATCGATATCGGAAGTCATCCAGACGACTCACGTTGCGGCTCCTGAGCAATCGATTATTCTTGAAGAGTTGGCCAAGATCGATCAACAAGAGAGGCCAGTTGATGTCAATGCTAAGACGGAAAAATCTAGACATCAGAGATCGTTGAATAGACAGTCTAGTCTAAACCGACATGTATCTAAGAATGACGCATCTATTAAATGATACTAATGTATAATAAGATTACCCAATCTTGGGTATTTGACTAACCTATATAGGAAAGGAATTAACAATGGTAAAGAGCACATTGAAGATTAATCTT